AAAGTTTTGAGTAGTTATAAAAAACATACCAATATTGGGGCAGTTTCCAAGATGAAAAAATCTCAATTAATAGATGTTTTACATAAGTTAGAATTTAAATTAAATGCTTTTGATAAAGGAGAACATCAAATATATACTTTTGACTTGTCAAGTATTGAACAAGATGAAGAAAATAAACACGAAATAAAAAGACCATTAAAGAAACCAGAACCTAAAACAAAAACTAAACCAGCACCAAAGAAAGAAGAACCAAAGAAAGAAGAACCAACGAAAGAAGAACCAACGAAAGAAGAACCAAAACCAAAAACTAAAAAGAAATTGAAAATTGTATCTACACCAGCATCTAAACCAAAAACTAAGAAACTACTTACCAGTGATGATTTATTTAAACAACGAGAAGCAGAAGAAAAAAAAATGAAAGAAGAAGATGAAGTATTCCAAAAAAAGAAACAAGAAAAACTAGCAAAAGATAAAATGGATAAATATAAAGAAGAACAAAAACAACAAAAAGAAAAATTTGAAAACCAAGCAAGATTAAGATATCAAACAGATAAAAGAAGATTTAAAGATTTTTCTAAAAAAAAGTTAGAAAGTATAAACACGAAAAAAGAAATAGAAGAATATTTTAGAGATTTTAGAGATTTAAAAAATGAAATTATTGGTTATTCTAGAGCAGGACAGAAACGAATCAATTTAAAAAATAGAGAGGATTGGAGTAAAGATATTAGAAATTTTTATGAAAAAGATAATAAACCAGGACAAAAAAAAATAGAGGAAATGATAGAACTATATAATAATCATTTGAATCAAATAAGCAAAAAGGCAAAAGTATTATTTAAGAAGAAATAGATTTAATTAAAATGAACAATTGTTATTTCGTGTTTTATTTTAATATTATTCTTACTTTCATTTCTTTTAATTCTCATATACTCACGCATATAGTTATTTAGTTTATATTTGTTTTTCTCTAACCATATTTGTCTAGCTTCTGTATAATGGTAATTTTTCATATAATTAATTAAGATAATAATTATAAAGATATTATTTGAAAGAAATATAAATAAAAAGCGTAGTTATAGCGGTAAAATGCTGGTAATACCCTATAAATCTCAATATAATTTAAATTATAACTGAGTTTATAGGGGTTTAGCGTGATAATATCGGTATAACTACGCTTTTTATTTATATTTGACCTGTCTGAATTTGGTTTTTATTTCTCACCATTATATAAGTTATATGATTTCAATAAAACATCTAAGCTCGTTCCTCTATCTTTGCTCAACTGCTCTAGTTTATCAAAAGATTTATTATTTATTAAATCCTTTATCATTATCTTTACCAACTTATTTTGTCCTAGTTTATCTATGGTCAACTGTAAGATTTTGTCATTGAATGTAGATATATTAGAAATCTTATCTCCATTCTTTTTAGTTACTAAATAATCACCATCATCTAATTTCATTTTCTTTATTTCATCTATAAATTTTTCATTAGATATATTAATTTCTTTAGACCCATATTTAGAATCAGTTTTATAATCATTAATATTTAATAAAATGTTTTTACCTTTCATCATAATATAATTTTCAGTTTTATTTTTTGGTAATGCTTTAACAAACTTTAGATTAATATCTTTATTTCTTAAAGCGTGTTTTATCATTAGATAATTTATTATATATCTTATTCCTGTTGAATTGTCTAATTGTTCTATTATATATTCTACTTCTGGTAAGTTACCATTTAATTCAGTTATTTTTTTTTTTCTTGTTTCAATAATATTATCTCTAAGGGTATTTCTAAATTTAATTAATTTGTCTGTTTCCTCTTCGTTATTTCGTCTTACTAAAATAATCATATTTAAATATAATTGCAGAGTGTTTGGATTATCATATAAATCTTTTAATTTTTTTATGATGGTTGGTTGAGATGATAATAAATTAAATGGTAAATTAGCCCCAACATTTTTATAAGTGTTGATAGTTCCTTCACTTACTTTTTTCTCTTTTTTAATTTTTTCAATATATTCATCAATTAAATTAACATTAGTTTTTTTTTTAGGCATATATATATTAAATAGATTTTATTTTGAAAATAAAATCTATTGTTAATTATATGGATAATTTAAATGAAAATGAATTGAATGACTCTTATATTTTAAAAGAAGATAAACTTAATTTGATAAGAACTATTAAAAATATTTATATTAAAAAATTCCCTTGGGCAGATGATGCTCTCATGCGTGTTTTGATTAGAGAACATTATAAACAAACAATAAATAATATGAATGAAGAAGATTATATTAACGAAATTAAAAATAATAATGTTGATAATTTAATTGAAAGTATCTAAGTTTAAAAATGAGTAAAGGACTTAAAGATTATTAAAGTATATAAGTTAATAAATGAGTAAAGTTTATAAATGTGATGCGTGTCAGTACTCCACCACAAGAAAGACAAATTGGGAGCGTCATTTGGTTTCTAAAATCCACTTGAACGGAAAAGTTAAATATCATTGTGAAAAATGTAATGTTGATTTTAGCCAGAAATGTCATCTAACCGCACATTTAAAAAGTAATAAATGCCGTGGGATATGCCCAATTGTAGATAAAAAAAAATTGAAACAAACTGAAGGATATTTGAAAGGATATACCTTCAAACTCAATTGTAAAAAAACAAAATTAAAAACGATAACAGATAGAATTGATAATGGTAGAAAAGTACAGGGAGACGAAAAACTCTATGATAAACTAGAAAAAGAAATCCCCAAACTACAAGTCAAGCGTAAAGAGCATAAATTGAAATATAAAAATATGTTTGATAAAGCTATAAAAAATTTATTAAAACCATATTTTAACCCAACTTGGAGAGCTATATCTATGTGGTACTATAATTCTCAATAATGCTCAATAACTAACTAATTGACTAGATATTTTATAAAGTATATTCTTAAAAAAATATATTTTCTAAAATACTTTCTAGATTTCTTATTTTTATCAATTAGTTAAAGAGTGAGTAAATGAGTAATTATTATATTTCTACTTTTATTTTTACATTGTCTTTTTTTTCCAAGTCTTTAATATTCTTTTTTAAACTTTTATTTTTACCCCATAATAGATATCTACTATAATAGATCCCTGAATGGTTATTATCCCAATTACGATCATTCTTATGCCTGGCTATCCATGCTTCTCTTTCTTTATCTGTTCTACCATCTATAAAGGTTTTTCCTACATCACTTCCAAAATGATGTTTCATATTATCCATTACAATTACGAATCTTTTTCCTTTTCTACTTGATTTTTTTAATATGTAAGTATCCATTATATACTATAATATTATAATCTATTTACTGGCGTAGCTGTTACTTCATTCATTTCTGTATTTGGCGGTACATCACGATGTATTTTAATACAATCACTTATCTCAATATCGGTACACCTGCTTCTCTGACAAACGGTTAACGCTGAGATTAGCATATTTCCTAAGATGAGAATGGTATTTATTTCCATATATATATATACATACACAATAAAATTATAATCCATAATAATATTTTATACAAGTCTTAGACATATTCAATCTACTAATATTATTTAATATTTTGGTTATTTCTATTGGTGATAATGGTTTATTTTTTGTATCATTTAATTTATTATCAAATTGTTGTATTTTTTCACTAATAATTATTAAATTATTATTAACATTTTCAATTTCTTCTTCTGTAAAATAATATGATTGATAATAAGACATATTATATATCTATATTTTAATTATACTCAACCACAATGATATGTACAGCCTATAAGTTTTCTTTCATTAGAATCAATAAAATTATAATCCATAGTAGATTTTGCTATTGTATAATTATGTAATAAATCATCATCTTGTTTCATTGCTATACCACTTATAGAACTACTACAAAGATAATCACCATTTTCAATATTACCATTTTCATTACAGACCAAAATTCCACCTTCACCAAGAGAGTTAATAAACAATCTATTATCATCTCTTAATCCTAAATCACTAACAAAAGCACCTGAACTAAATGTCCGTTTTTCACCGTCTTCTCCACTACTAATCACACCATACACTTTTTTAGATTTAGCAGTTGTTGTTAATCTAATTATAGGTTGACTTTCATTTATACTTGGTTCATTTGTAGTAATCGTTTTTGCTATTTTTTTTTTAATTGGTGTATGAATGAGTTGTTCTTCAATCCATTCATTCGTTTTTATATCAAAATGACCTTCAATTTTATCTTCTAATATAGTGTCTATTTCTTCTTCTTCAAAATCTATTGAATTATATTGACCAGTAGCTTCTACTACCATACCTATATACTCATTTACATTATCATATAAATCCTCTTCTTCTGGAATACATCTATGTTGCCCTGTAAAATTCATTTGTGGAACTCCACTAACAGAAAAATTTATAAAACCTTTAATCGCCCAGTTTCCTGCCCCTGCTGTATTTGTAGCAAAATCCCAATGATAATTCCCATTACTATTTATTTGATTACGCCAAGCAACGGTTGAAGTTGAGGTTGTTGAACTACCAAAATAATATTTCATTGCTACTGTTCCAGTTGAATCTAAATTTGTTAAATGTATTGAGTTTGTGGGTTTTAACTGATTCAATATGACTGTGAAACGAGCCGCATTATCAGTAGCCAGATTTAAATCATTACTAATATCTCCAAAGATATAAGCACCTTGTGCTACATTAGAAGTATTTTTTGAAAAAATTTCTATAACTGGGTCTACTGAATTTGAACCACTTGCTATTCTTATTCTCGCATTACTATCTCCAAATAGAAAATTTCCATCCCCAAAAGAACAATTAAGTTTTTTACCAAATGTTAAATCACTGAATAATTCACTATCATTAGTAGCATTACCTAAATACACTCTATCAACACCAGATAAACTGAAAAAACCAACAATAGCATTATTAGCAAAATTAGCAACAGAAGAATTTACATTATTTAATTTTAAAACGCAATTATTACTCGCATTTACTGTTGTAATGACTATAGGATTAGCACCTTGAACAACAGTATTATAAGTAGTATTTCCAAGTGTTCGTGTGCCTGTTTGTGTCCCAGTTCCAAAATCATTAACACCAGCAGCTGAAGAAGCAGATATTAGACTTGATAATGTGGAAAATTGTATCCGTTTCCAATTTGAACCGCCAGGCAAAGAAAATAGAAACTCATCATTTCCGTTTAAGCCAGTGCTAAAAAGTAGTGGACTCATATCAAGTGAAATTACCCTACCCGTGGTAATCTTTAAAGGATCTAGTGTTCCAATATTAAATGTAGAATATATAGCATTTTTTAAATTTACATAAGTTAATGATTTTATGGTTTTAGCAGCGTCTGTGGATATTATAAATTCACTCGCATCGGCAATAGTATCACCATTAGCAGATAATCCACTAAAATCTAATTCATACGAAAATGAAGTATTATTTTTAGCAATTGGAGAAACACCTAAATAATTCACATTTGTTAAAAATGCTGATCGTTCTATTTTTCTAAATTGTGTGCCTTCCGCTTTAAAATATGGAATGAAATCTCCATCAAAGAAGTCGGTTGCCGTCGTAAATAATGCTTGACTTATACTAAATGCCGTTCCTGATAGTAGTAAAGGAGAAGTTGCTGTGTATGTTGTTCCAGTTTCATCTACATATTCCAAAGCATTACCAGCACTATTTACTTTGATTATTTTATTTGCTGTAAATCCAGATAAACCTTTCATAGATATAGTGCTAGTTATAGAATTAATATCTGTAATTTCAAGTGGTAGTATAGCAGTATTAGAAAATGTTCTGGTTCCCGTGTTAGTGATATCTCTTCCACTATTAGTTGTATTTGTAATATTTCTAGACATAATCCGTTATAATATATCAATTTTTTTTTTTTGTATTTTTACCTTTATTCTTATTTTTAATTTTCATTTTCTTTTTCTCTAATTCTCTATTTCGTTCTACTCCATAACTAATAATTACATTTGGTTTTATTTCAATAAATAATGTTTTATCAATCATATATTAATATCATATATTTTTTTATTTGGTTATAGTATAAAGTAGATGGAAAATAATAATATCAATACTAATGTAGCTCAAATTATATTACCACCAGATATGGAATTAAGAAAGGTAAAAAAAAAGAAACCCAAAACATCTAGTGAAAAAAAGAAAGCATTAAAAAAATTAAAAGACACTTTAAAAGCGTATGATACCGTTTTAGCATTAGCATCAAGTAAAAAAATCACCATACCAGCAGAGTTAGGAATGCTCCCAGATGATTTAAGTGAAATTAACACAATAAAGAAATTAAAAGTTTTAACTGATACATTACTAGCAAGAATTCAAACTATTAATCAATTAATAGCACAAGGCGTACAGCAAGGAAGAACCACTGGCCTATTTAGTGAAGGAACTGGAACTGGTGGGAGAATTCCACAAGGATCAGCACCATATCAACCACCACAAAGACAACCTGAAATATTACCAAATACTGGAATGTTTCCAAGTCCTGCTCCGCCTATAATTCCATCTGGTAGTGGTGGCGTAGATCCCACACAAGTACCAGATGGAGGAGCAGCTAAAACATTACAAGAGTTAAGGGAAGAAATATTAAATAAACTAAGTCCAGAAGATAGAGCAACCGCAGAAGCAGAATTAGAACAAGAAAGACAAGCACAGCAATCTCCAGATATTCCACAAACACCGACAACCCCAACAGGTTCTGGAGATCTACCGCCAGGTTCTCCAAATATAGGTTTTGAAACTCTAACCAATTTTGATATTGGTGGCGGTAAAACAGAAACTATTACCGCACCGATTGGATGGGGAGATATTTATGGTCAGTATAGACAATATATGGAAGGATTAACACAAAAATTAGTTAAAATGGATAAAGGTATTTTTGAATTACCTGCTATAGTAGAAGACCAATTGAATCAAACTAGAAATGATCTTTTACAACAACATGACCAATTATTAAAATCATTAAATATAAACCAACAAACGGCAATGGATGCTGATGCCTCGTTATCTCAATTAGACAAAGGTATGATCAATGAATTAACTTTAGACCCAAAAGATGTTATTAAACAAATAGCAAAAAGTCAAAATATCCAATTAAAACAAATCACTAGTGGAATAACAAAAACTGAAGAAGGTTTACAAGGACAGAGAACAGAAGCAGCTAAAAAATTATTAACTCAATTAGAAGTTGCTGAAAATGACAACGAAAGAATAATTGAAGATGTAAATAAATCTAAAAAAACTAATAATATTGCTGAAATTAAATTACAAGCAAAAGCAGTTCAAGATACCGTAAATAGTTTGAGAGCGTTATATGATAAGTTAAGTGGAGTAGAACAAGCCAGTATAGAATTTGAATATCAATCATTTTTAAAGAAAATGATGGCGTTAGAAGTTGCTATACAACGATTAGAAAACGAAAATTTAATATTAGATGCAGAAGGTAATCCCATTGAACCAGTAGCACCTCCACCAGAAGAACCACCAATAATAGTACAACCACCAGAAGCACCAGCAGCAGGAACACCAATAGATCCAGTACAAGCAGGGACTAAATTAAAAACTGGTAAATTTGTAAGAATAAAAGTATCGCAAAGAATGAAAGGAGTTTTAGGAAAATTAGATCTGTTTGCTTCTAAACCAAATTCATTATTTACAGAAAATAGATATGAGGAAATACTAGAGGTAATGGAAAGTGATAAATTAGAACCATTATTAGACCGTGATCAATTAAGAAATGGAGTTAATAGATTACCACCAGCAGATCAAAGCAAAGCAAGAAACCAAGCCGCTAGAGTTTTAGTAAAAGAACAAATTTTAGATAGAGTTTTGGTTGATGTACTTCCAGTGTAATTACTCAATTACTCACTTTTTAACTAATAAAGAAAAATAAGAAATCTCAAAAGTATTTTAGATATTTTATAAGAATATATTTTATAAAATATCTAAATAACTTAATAAGTGACTAATTGAGTAAATTAGTTATTAAAGAGAAAGTTATTTAAAATTAATTTCTATGTATAGATTATATATAAAATGCCTCCACCATTATATTGTGTAAAAACTGGATTGAAATATGAATCAAAAGAAGAGATGTTGAGATTACGACGAAGCAACGACAATAAAAAACAAAAAATTAGATATTGGCGAAACAAATATGGATATGATATTAATTTAGATGATTACGATAATTTTAATAAGATCTCTGGTATTATGAGATATATTCACAATGAACACGAATTTTTAATGAACTTTAATAATGAAGATATAAAATGGATGACAAAAAAAGATATAGATACATATATAAAACATCATCAATTTTTTATTAAAGCATTACCTCATTTAGATTACATCAAAACACTAAAAAAAATTGAAAAAACAGAACCAACAAACAATGAACCAATTATTATTACATTTTAACATCTTTCATTAATTCTTTAAAATAATCATTTCTACCTTTTAATGCTTCGTGTAAGGTTTCATAACAACCTATTTTTATTTTTTCTTTATTTGATATACATTTTACATTATAACCACATTTTGTAAAATTTATATAATATGGAAGTCCATTTTGTTTTATTTTTCTAAAATGCTCTTTTCGTTTATTTTGTTCCTGTGTGATTATTTGTAAATTATGAACCCAATTATTATTTTTATTGTTGTCTATATGATCTACCACTAAACCACTATGTTTAATAAATCCTAAATAACATCTTCCCACCAAACTATGTAAAAAGATAGTTTCTAATTTATTTGTAAACATACTTTTTAATGAAACTCTATGATAACCATCTTTATCTAATCTAGTCTTTAAAAATATCTTTCTTTTAATTGAATATACATCACCATTGGGGTATATACGATAATTTGGAAACTCTGGTAGGCAAAATATTATATCTAATATATCTATCATTAATAAATTAGATATAATATTTTTTCTTAATAAACGAATTACTAAGAAAATAAGGATTTTTGTTGTTTATATATATATGCTTTTTTCTCTGCATCTGTTATAACTGGTCTGCGGTTCTGTCTTTCTTCTTTTACTTTCTGTATTGGTTTGGAAACTACATCTATTATAGTTTCTGTGATTTCTTCTTTTATATTTTCCATTTTTACTTTCTCTTTTGTTTCAATTTCCTTCAATTTATCTTCTTTTCTTTTTTTATTCAATGCTACTAGTTTTTGACTTGCTGCTATTTGTGCTGGTGTTCTTACCGCTTTAGTATTACTACTTCTTTTATCTGCTGTTCCGTTCTTTTTCCTCATTAATTTTTTACCTATCAACTCCTCTTGTTTCTGCACTAGAATTTCGTTCTCGTGTTTCTGTATGTCTTTTTTAGATAATTTTGGTACTTTTTTAACTTCAGTATATCCGCCATTATTATCTGGAATCATATAAATTATTTTTTCAGTTTTAATTACTTCTTTTGTGTGTCGTCGTGGTTTCATTTCTTTAACTGGTTTTCCTTGCTCCTTGTCTAGTCTTCTTTGTTCTGCTCTTTTTTTATTGTTTTCTACTAATTTGGCTACGGCTGCTTTTTTTGCTTCGCTCATTGGTTTTTTCTTTGGTGGTAATGTTTTTTCTGGTTCTATCTCTGGTTCTGGTTCTATTTCTGGTTCTATATCTTCTTTTTTTACTACTGGTATCTTTTTAGTATGAGTTTTTCTCTCAACACCTTTAATTTCTATTTCTTCGTATTCTTCAGTCCTATCACGATCTAATAATTCATTCATATCTTCGGTTGTGATGCTCTCGTCATCGCTCATAGTTATACTATATACAAAGAATTTAATTCTAAATAATATAACTTTAAAAACTGGTAATTACCAACTATACTATTAGAATTAATTATATACTGAATAAATAGTCAAATAGTCATTTTAACACCCATTTTGAAAAAGTCTATAAGTTTTTTCAATTTTCCCTTGTACTTTTTCAAATTGGGTGTTAAAATGACTATTTGACTATTTTTAAATAGGTTAGATTTTTACTTTTCAGATTTTAACTTTTTATTTATATATTAATCTTCATCTATTTCATAATCAGTATCATTATCATTTATAACACGATAACCAATGATACAATTACTACAACTTGTTATTTTAGGTTTAGTTAAGTCTACTTTCTGTTTATAGTCATCAAAGAAGGTATTTTTAAAGAAGTCAATTACTTTATTCTTTGTATAAAGTTTTTTCTCTAGTTTTTCTAAATTCTTGTATTCTTCACTCTGTCTGACAATATCCAAGAATTGACTAGCATTTATTAAAGTATCTTTACTTTTATCAAATTCACATTTTTCTATTTTATCCTCAAATACCATTAATGGAATATTACATTCTTTAAGGAATTCTTTACTTCTGGCTTTTACTATTGGCGGTTCATATATAGTATCATTAAAATTCAATAACCAGAAAAAGAAAGCATTTCTACGAGGTATCCAATAGTCTTTGGTTTTATATATTGGATTTGCTGGTAAGTATCCATCTAAATTTAATTTATCTGGATCACTGGTATATCGTTTATTAAAGTATACATCAATATATCTTCTACTCATAGCGTCGCCGTTTTCACCTTGAATTTTTGGTCTAGCATTACACTCAGCAACATAAGTAGCGGTGTTAATAACTCGTGTTTGACTGGAATACATACCACGAGCATTTATTATAGGATTTGTAAGTTTCTTGATACTATCTTCCAATAATAATGAATCTTCTTTGATTTCACTTATTACACAATATCTAACACCATTTAACTTTGATATTTCTGGTAACGGTTTATCTCCAGTAATCTCTTTAGTAATAACTGAATGGCTAACATCATGAAAGTAATTCCCCAACAACAACCCCATAGCAAAATTAATAAGACCTTTCCCATTACCACCGCTACCATTAGCAAGAGTAAATTTTTCTTCTAAAATTCCAGTCAAACCACTTCTACAAACACTAAAAAAACATTTAGCCACTTCATCATTACTAAATATATCACCCATTAAACTATTAATTTCCTCTTTATAATCTATGTTTGATTCTTCATAATCATAACCTGTAGTAGTAGTTATATAATCATATTTATCTCTATTGATAAATTTTCTATTTTTAATATCATAGGTTTTATTATTCCAACAAAATAAATATGGATTACTATCCATTAATATATCTTTACCATTATTCTTGAGTTTATCAAATATATAATCTATGATATGCTTGGTATTAGTCGCACTTTTACAACTTTTAATATTTTTTTCAATTTGTTTTATTTGTTCTTTATATAAATCTTTAGTAGAGCAAATTTTACATTTACAATTTTTATCTACTTTGGTGCATACTTCTAGTGTAGACATTTTATAATATATTTTTCTTAGTTCTTTGTTCAAAAAATCTAACAACTTATCAGTGGTTAATGCTAACATAAACTCTTTTTTCTTCTCTTCCCAAGTATTCTTGACAGAATTAAACCCATAATAACATTCTTGGGTAGAATGATAAAACACATCATCACTTATATTGATGAATATCTCAGCATAATCAGTATCTCCTAACTCATCATAAGACTTAATAGGGATTTTATTGAATTTGTCTAAGATTTCAAAATGATTTCTACCATTTGATAATTTACTATAATAATAGATAGTCCCAACACTATAATTTATTCCCTTAATACCAGATACAATATTATCATAACTTCCACTTTTATATTTACTACTTTTCTTACTAAAATAATCTATGTAGTCAATTTCATTAATTGCTTTCAATGCTCCCACAATATTAAACCAACTTTTAAAATTATCGCAATACTGGATATCTATGTTATTTAATAGTGCTTCTAAAAACTCATTATTCATCTTTTTTCCTATTTCTTCGCTACAATCTTCATTAGTTTTCATTTTAATAATTTGTTTAACTTCATCTTTACTATCATTAAATTTTGGGAATTGTTCCGTTATAATATCCATATCCATTTTAAATATACTGTTTCCCTGTAGTTTATTTGATTTAAACCAAATGAAATCAGTAATCAAATCTCTTTCATTCTCAGTATCAATTACTTTTCTAGCGTCGTTGAATTCCTCATTTTCTATTATAAAATGAAATCCCTTAGTATTACCAGGCGTATAATAACAACCCTCTAAAAATGGGTATTGATCTAAGGTTTCTTCAATAGTTCTTCCTTTTTTATCATCATCAAAAATAGCCAATGATGTAGAAGATAAATCAAATTCCATAACACAATATCTAGTTTCATTATTTTCATTAGCCAACCAAACAGAATTATTATAACATTCATTTTTAGTCCAGTTATGCTTTTTACCACATATACTAGATTTATTACCTTTACTATCTAAAGTGTAATGTATCCACTTAGGTTTTACGCCGTATTGTTCCATTAAATTAGTTAAATTTGTATACTGTTTAATAGGTGATGGAATAATAGTTTCTTCTTCATCAACCATTTTGTAATTACCAACTATTTTAAATTTCTTTAATTTGCCCATTTTGTTATATTATATAATAAGAAAATAAGTTTAAGTATTTTATAACTAATATATTAATTAATAATAATTTACTCAATTACTCACTTTTTAACTAATCAAGAAAAATAAGAAATCTACAAACTATTTTAGAAAATATATTTTATAAAGTATAAGAATATACTTTATAAAATATCTAATTTAGTCAATTAGTTTAAAAGTGAGTAATTGAGTAATCTTAAGATACTTGATCTATTAATTGATCTAAGATAATTCTATTAGTCGTGTGTTGTATTTCATTTGTATCTTGTATGGGGTGAGTATCATCTATTTCTATAGTTTCTATTTCGTTTGGTCTATTAATAAATTGGTTTTGAGTTCGTATATTACTTGATTGGTTTTGAATTTGACTAAAATTTAGAGATTGATTTATTTTAGGTCTTAATGATTCTCTTAAATATCTGGGATAGATTTCAAATAATACACTAAATTCAAAATTTACATTCTGTAACTGTAATAGATTATTGTTTTGGTCGGTAATATTAAATTCTATTTGGTCTATAACATTACTTTGAGATATAGATACTTGTCTAAAATCTTGTTGATTCATATAAACAATACCACCACTATTTACATCTACGCTTATTTTTTGTAAAGTCGTGCTGTTTCCTGCTCGTGTAGATAATACATTTGCTTGACCCATGCTAGATTTGATTAAAATACTATGAACTGTTGCTAGATTACATACAAAATCACTTTCTAGTGTTGATCCAGCAGTAATAACTCTATCTGTTGTATCTTCATCAAATCCAATCACTTTATTTATTAATGAAGTTGCTAATTTGATAATATGGGATACTCCAGTTTTATTTAAAAAACTAATTTTATTTTTTTGTCTATTATATGAAGTAGTAATTATAGAACTAAAATCAGTATCCGCATTAAAAAAATCAACTAAATCATAAACACTATAATCCTGTGAAGTAATTTGTAAAGTCGTAGATCCAACCGTTCCAGCATTATCATATACCAATGTATCATTTTTTAATTCGGTACTTATATTGTAAAAACTATAAGGTATTTCACAACTCATAATAGATATATGTGCTTCTTGACTATTTCTAATATTAATTGGATTTATGAGGTTTACCCCAAAATCTGTATTAAAACCAGTTACATTTTGGTTTGCATCTTTGCTTCTAATATGTAATACGGTTGTTGATATTGGTTGAACTATATTGTTCATTTATAATTACAGAGATTTTAAATTAAAAAATTTTATGAAATCCGTAATTTCCTAGTGCTATTAAACTCCCAATTCCAGCACCAGCGACTGCTCCAACAGCAGTTCCAGCGGGCCCGAAGACAGTTCCAACAGTTCCAGCTAATGTAGCACCAGTTAGAGCTCCAGCAGCTACAGAAGACCCTAACTTTGATGCTCCTTGATCTTTAAAAGTTGTATCTAATGCTTTATATTCTTCTGAGCCTAGATAACTACCTGCCCCGATTGTACCGCCAAGTGCAGCTCCTGCGACTGAAGCTAAACCAAGTGTTTCCGCATCAAACGGAGTTGCTAATTCTGCTCCAAGCAAACCAGTAGAACCAATTGCCGTGGTTAGTAAACTTCCAGTAGCTCCAGTTGTTAAACCGCTTGTTAATCCAGCACCAGTAGAAATCTCAAAATCATCAGCACCTGCTTTTTGAAGTCCTTTCGCTGTTAATTGTCCTACTTCTGCACCAGCAGCACCAGATAATACCGCTGGTGCTAATGCTAACCCATAACTTGAACCAATTGCTCCTAAACTTGCTGAAGCACCACTTCCTAAAATCATAGAAGCAGTTTCTCCAATACCGCCACTAAGTCCACCAGAAAGACCACTTCTTAAATCTTTATTAGTATTTTTTGGAAGAATAGCACCAAGTGCTTTGTCTGTTATACCGCCACTAATTAATCCAATAGATAAAGCAATAGGACTTACACCTTGCTTAAATGCTCCAGTTAATGTATTATCACCACCACTTTCATTAGGAATACTTAATCTATCATCAACAGTATTTATATCTTCCATAACATCTTCATGTAAATCATCACTAAATTGATTTCTTGAAACACTATCGCCATTTTGTAAATCATCAATTTCACTATCATCTAATTCTTGAAAATTATGTTTTTCATCATCAGTTGCTTTATTAGCATCTAAATGTTGTTGTTCTTCATCAGTAATTTTTCCATCTATTTTCCTCCAAATATTATGTAATTTTCCATCACTTTTTACTTTTGAATTTAATTTCCCATCTGTAATACCTTCTGGAAATTCTGTCTGGACATAATCTGTTAATGTAGTATCGGCAATTTCCCCAGTTAATTGGTCTTGTAAATCTTGCCTGGCTAATCTAAAATCATCAACACTAGCACTTAAATCAGCTAATTCATTTTCATCAATAGTTTCTCCTTGTTGTTTTTTTAATAATAATTTATTCATTTCTTTAGCTGTTTCTTTCAATTCTTTATTAATTTTTTCTATTTTTTCTTTATAAAAATCATCCATATTTGGCGACTGAGTGTCTGGAACTTGTGTAGCTGGTTGTGGAACTGGAATTTTCTGTCTTGCTCTACTTCTAATATCATCTATTTTACTTTTAAATTTTGTATCTTGTTTATCTAACCATTTTTGATGACGATTTTGTTGTTCTTTTAATAATTTATTTCTTACATTTTGACTATCTGGAACTGAAATATTTTGTCTTGCTCTACTTCTTATTTCATCTATTTTACTTCTAAATGTTTCATCAGTTTGTTCGTTAGCAAATCTTTTTCTATTTAATTCACTTTGTTCTTTCATTTTTTTTATACCTCTATCATCTATATCTCGTTCTTGTTGATTTGGAATATCTAATTCTAAATCTTGTGAAAATTCATCTAATAAATCTTGATTTCCTATTGTATCATCTAACATAGCATCTATTTGTGGTTCATTTAAATCACTTGTTGATTCACTATAATCAAATGTATCTGGAGGTTTAAGTTTATTTATTATATTCATTTTTTGAACTTCTTTATCAGTTTGTGGTGGAAATAACCCAGCATTACTTCTTTCTAATTGAATAGTTGGTCTTGGTGGTTTTCCATCTGTTATAGCTAGTTGATTTTTATATAATTGAGGATTATTTAAACTATGTCCTACTTGGTCTAATGGATTAGTATTAGCATTTGCTTTAGCTTGTGTATTAAATTTATCTGGATGCCTATCTACAAATTTTACCTTTTCTTTTACTGATAATGCTTTTAATACATTTTCACTTTCTGCATATTTAGTAGCAGATTTAACAACAGTTCTTTTTAATAAATTATCTAATAAATTTGGATCATCTACTAACGCACGATTTCGTAATTTTATAAAATTTTCTAATTTATGAGTACCAATAGGTTTATTAACATTTTTCTTTAATGGATTAACAGAATTTACATCAAAATTATTTTGATTATATTTAAAACCTAATCCTAAACTTGCTATGTCATCTGTTGTCCTCCATACTGCATGTCTAGCAGTGGTTTCACCTCCACGAGTTATATTTCTGCCTAAAAATGGATTAAAATTTGTTGTATTAATTCCTTCAGCGTCACCAATTAAAATTCCTAGTGCTGAACCACGACTATGTCCAATAATTTCATTTGGATTTTGTCCATAAGCTGCTTTAATATCCCTAATTAATTGACGACCTTGTCCAACCCTATCTTCTTCACCAGCGAGATTTACTTGTTCTAATCCAACAGCAAATTTAGCATTACTTGCCCAGTCACCAGCATTATTCATTTTTGAACCACGAAATGCTACTTTAACATCTGTAGGATCATTCATGTTTTCTAATACTAAACCTTCAGTTGTAGAATCTACTTTATTAGAAACTCTAAATTGAGAATCATTTTCTTCTAAAAAATCATTAACTCTATCTTTATTTTGGTCTTTTTCAAATTCTCCAGATGCTTTAACTAAAATTGCTTTTTGTCTAATTTCTTCTGGTATAGTAGTTCTATTTGGTTTTATCTTACTAGTGATTGCTACATTCATGGCCTCTCTCAATTTTTCTGCTTTACCCATTTTTTTAATTATTTTAGTTCCTTCTTCAATATCATCTCTAATATCTTCTTTTTGTTTTTTAGATAATCCACTAGTTCTTAAAAAACCTAACAAATATCTAATTTCTGCTATTTTTGGTGATAGTCTTGCTCGTTGTTGGATACTTAATCCGCTTTGGATATTGGTTAGTTTTATTTGTTCTTGTCTAATGAAATCATTTAAATCGTTATCCATATAATATATACTAATAAAATATATTTATTTATGGATATGTTCATCTTCGTAAAAAGATAATTGTAGAGTTACTTGAAATGGAACAACATCAGTCGTATAGTTATCTGCCGCTATTAAATCAAATGGAGTTGTAGACTTATAAGTCATTCTTTCCATTTCGATAGTTGGTGGTAAATCGGTACAAGTAAATTCCATAGCACTAACGCTATCGAGTGCTACAACACGAGTAGTATCGGCTGGGACGATCGCCGAACCAATAATATTAGGTTTACCCAAAGTTTCACTATTATACCCCAGCATCGGTATATTTGTTCTAATAGCAATAATATTCTCACCATTAGCAAGAACTCTTGTTCCTGCCGCATTTGATAATGCTATGGAACTACTCACAACTTGTATATTACACTTACCTTTTGACCTAAGCCAATTTGGCACTTCCACTGAAGCTAAATTTTTTGCGGTATTCAAAGTAACAGCATTATTAGCTAAACTAGTATTTGTAATTCGTATTATGTAATTATCTCTCATATATTTATTACAAAGAAAATAAATTTATACTATATCTTTATTATCTTCAGTATCAATAACTGATATATCATCAATATCACCATCATCATCATTATCATCAAAAATAACCTTTTTAAAATTGATATAGTATCTATCTTTAGTCGGCATATAATTTTTAATGTAAAGAAATCCATATTTTTCTTTAAATGCTTCTTTAAGTAGTTTGTCTTGAATATCTTTATCAAGATCGCTCATAACATCATTTTTAATTGCTTCCAATTCGTTCTTTACATTCGTTTTGAATATGATAATATCACTCATATTATTTCGTAGGTATGTATCTACGCCGTTAAATTTTTGAGAAGTTACTAGCACCGATAACCCTGCCTTACCATCTTCATTTGGATTGTGGGTTAAATGTCGTCTGTTCAACACCAATTTTTGCACTTCCTTATTATTTTTTATAGCCCGTATGCTGTCGTCTAGTACTATAATGTTATTTAAATTTTCACCGTCTTTCTCCTCATCTAATATTTCTTGTAGTTGTGTATCAGTATATTTTAAGAAAACTCTACTTTCATCTAATTTTAGTTTATCCATCGGTAATGTGTCTTTAGATGGTGAGAATAGCCATATTTTATCAAAAAATCTAAAATATGCTCTATTAATATCTTTCTTTTTTTTAGTAGGATGACTTAATAATAAACTAGTCCAAAATGAGGTCTTCCCACCACCAGCAGGAGCAACAATAAGCATAGCGAAAGATTTAGCAGGTAGTGGTGCTGGTGGAATAAACGGAAGATCGCTAGTATCATCTATTGACTGTTTAGTTATAGCTATATTATTTAAATTTTTGTTTTTTAATAGTTTCATTTATATATTAATATTTTTTTTTTTATAGTAGTTTACTTGTAATATAAGAAAAAAATCTTTTAATATTAACAAAAAATTATTATTTTATTTTCTAATTAGATATTATAAAATGAATCCTACACAAATTGCTAACGATAATCTACCCAAATCTATGAGATATGGATTAACCTCAAGTACTGCAGTAAATGCTACTTCTAGACTAGCACGATTTGCTTCTAATAATGGGAACTCGTTTTCTCCTACTGGAGCTAACGAAATACGCATTAGAATCAAAGGCGATGGATTTTTGGCTGTATCCAAACATTATGTCCAATTCACCGTTACCACAGCTGCTGCCGCTGGTTTTGTTGATACACACAGCGGAAGTTTCATAGATCGTGTTACTATAGAATCAAATGGGAGTATTATTGAACAAATCAACAATTATGGTTTATATAACGCTATTAGACAAAATTACAATTCTTCTTTAGATGATGTTCTAAAAACTAATGTCCAATCTGGTGCTGGTAAACTCGGTGTCAAACAGGAAGTAGGAGCATTTGGTCTTGCTGGTGATGATACTGCGGCAGCGGTTAAAGTTGCGAGTGATGCTTTCTTAGCAGCAACCAATGGTTTAAATCTAAATGTAAACAAATCTGCTTTGGGACAGGCTCTAGCCACTGATTCTAGTTGTATTTTTACTATTCAATTAGAATCTGGTTTATTGAAGAACCATCACGAAAAGGCACTACCAGATGGTCTTGGTGAAATTGAATTAGTATTGCGATTAGCATCTAACACACAAGCAATGGTTAGTGCTGGAGCTCCTACTTACACTATTAGCAATCCATCTTTCTTCTGCCCAATCTATATGATACAAAATGCCGACGTAATGGGTAGTTATCGTGATGTAGTTTCTAGGGAAGGTGTAATGATTTCTGGAGATACCGCAAAAACTTACATCAATAGCATTCCTAACACCGCTACAACCCATACTTTACAAATTAATGATAGATCTCTCTCGTGTAAAGGTTTAATCACTGCTATACGCTTAGCCACTGCCGACGCTACTAACAATGTATACTCTAATGGTAGTTTCGGTATTACAGGAGCAGATAGCACACTATCTGCGTCATCCTATAAATACCAAATTGGCGGTGTCAACTACCCACAGACCGATGTAAGAATTAATCCTACTGCTACCGCTACTGATTTAGGTAGACTACAAGAGGAAACATTGAAAGCATTAGCTAAACACGGCGAAAAATACGCTAATTCAATGGTATCCACAGAACAATTAGTAAATTCTTTTGGTAATGTATACGCCAGTGCTACCGATACTCACGCTTATGAAGTCCCAAGAGGTTTGATTTCTGTAGATTTAAAAAAATTCAGTGATGATGGGTTAAGAATGGTAGGTCTAAATACAAGCCAGAACTCCTCTCCAAATGTATTGGAATTAGAAGTTGCTGTCGCCTTTGGTGCTACTACTAGTGCGATTACATACTCAATATGTGAAGCATTCTACCAAATGGACGGAAATGGTGGCTTAACAGTAGCTGTTTAAATTACTCATTTACTCACTTTTTAACTAATTGATAAAATAACAAATCTATAAAGTATTTTTGGATAAAATAATATTATATAATATATGGATTATCCAAAAAGGTATCTTTCTGGATTGAGTAAAGAAGATAAAAAGAAACAAAAAAAACAATTAGACAAATCAAAAGAAGATTACAAAAAAGGTAAATTCACGACAAGAAAGAAACTATCATCATTCCAATCTAAGACCTCATCTTATGTAGAACAAGTAAAAAAGAAAACTGGCGTTCCAATGAACCTTGATAAACTAGCAGATAAACTAACAAGAACAGATAAAAGAAAGAAAGAGGTAAAGACTGGTTTAGAAGAGATACTGATGAAAGGGAAAGCCGCATACTATTCTAGTGGGTCTAGACCAAATCAAACACCGTTTAGTTGGGGTCTGGCGAGAACCGCATCAGTCCTCGTTGGTGGCCCATCACGAAAGATAGATAAAAAAATAGTAGAAAAATATAATATTCCATTATTATAGTAAAATAACCTAAAAAAAAATGTTATATTATAATATATAAATGGCGATAATAGCAAGACATACAAATAGCGATTCTAAGCAAACTTTAGATAGATTATTCACAGCTACTGAACTAAAAAAAGTTTTGAGTAGTTATAAAAAACATACCAATATTGGGGCAGTTTCCAAGATGAAAAAATCTCAATTAATAGATGTTTTACATAAGTTAGAATTTAAATTAAATGCTTTTGATAAAGGAGAA